TAATTAAATCATAATCTTGAAACTTACTACCACTATTTAAATTAGTTTCAATATGTAAAGCGTCATAATTACCGCCATTTACAAATTGGTCGTAAGCTACTGCGGTCTGTCCTACACCCTGAAATACAGTTGGTGCGAAATATTGAGGGCCCATAGGTATATCAGTAGATTGTATAGTACCAATTACTTCTTCACTACCACTTACAATTAATGAACCTGTTATACCTAATCCTCTTGTAAATTGTGGTGCTGGATTATTACCAAGATTTGGTGCTACATTCATAAATGGTATATAATCACCTGCTGTTACATTATCCCAATCCTTAAATGATATACCATTACTACTATCTACTTTTATATTTAATTCAACATCTGTGGTAAAATTAGGGTCGTCATATACTCCTAAATAAAATTGTGCGTCACTTCCAGTTGGTCCAAATATAAATCCTTGTGCGGCAAAAGTAGAGTTTGTTGAATTAACATTAAAAGAATTAGGCAACATTGTTAATACACTTGTTCCAGAATCACTTACAACTTTTGCTGAACCTGTAACGATTAAATCAATATCTTGAGAACCACTAATTATTAATGAACCTGTTATACCTACATTGTTTGTTGTGTTCCATACACTACCTGTTAGTGCGAATAAACTATCACCACTTGTTCCACTTGTTCCACCGCTACCTGTTGAACCTGAAGAACCTGACGCTCCACTGGTTCCACTTGAACCTGAACTACCTGCTGCTCCACTTGTTCCTGATGTTCCGTTCGTTCCGTTTGTAATAGGAACATTATTGATATAGAATGAACCTGATATATTAACATCAGTCAAACTCATTTGTAATGGACTATTATCTCCATCACCTGTTTGTATTGTCTGCAGCGTATTTGTTAGTCCTTGTGTACTATCTGTTAATTTCAATAGACCTTGAAAGGAACTACTAACGTATAAATTATTTAATTGACCCATTGTTATATTTTTTAATTTGTTTTTTTATACCATCTCCCATTGTTGTTTAACTTTCTTCCATAATTCATCTAATTGTTCCCAAGTTAAATTAGGAGAAAAATTAGTCAGTGGCAATACGCAACGATTGTAATCAAATTTCTGTTGAATTGATATATCAAACGTCCATCCACCAAGAACTGTGTCTCCTCTTTCAAGCCACGGAGATAGTGTTGCTCCCCACTCAAGGTCGTAATCAGATAGATACCCTTTAGCATATAAATCTTTTGCTATCTCTAATGTGTCTGATAACACATCTTGTTGGTTGGATAAATCATCATCTACCTTATCACATATAATTACTGTAAAATTAATGTGCATGTGGTTAGGACTAAATCTTGTTGTATTTGGAATAAAGTATAATCTTGGATACAATGGTTCTACTTTTGTTATAACATCCATTGTTAATTCTGTAGCATCACCGAATCCATAACTATTAATCTGTTCATGAACATCAGCAAATTCTTGCCAATCATTTAATATTTGTTGGTAAGCACTGAATGATTCATCTTGAGGGAATGTAAATCCTGATTGTATTGGGAGGTTACAAGAATTATAATCAAATGGTGCAACCATTCTGATGTGCATTGTCCAACCTGCTACTACCGTGTCAAATCTTTCTGTAAATACATTTACCTCAGGTTCCCAATCTCCAATAATAATATCTGAAAAATCTCCGTACTGTGCTTGATATGACTGCCAGAATACTGTCCAAATATCTTTTGTTGTTTCTAATGTGTCCGATAATACTTCAGATAGGTTGGATAAATCATCCTCAACCTTGTCCATAATGACCACAGCGAAGTTATAAGCAATTTCATTCTCATTAAACTGCACTGTTTCAGGGACAATATACATCCTTGTGTACCTTGGTTCCTGTTTTGTGTTCACATCCATAGTACATTGAGTCAAGTCCCCTATACCAAATGAGTTGATTTGCTCGTGGTGGTAGGCTATGCTACTGAAATACGTAAGGATTTGTTTGTAATTGATGTTAATCATCTATCTATAAATATAGGAAAAGTCAAAACGGACAGTCAAATTACTTGTTTTGTGCTTTTTTCTGTAACCTTATTTGTTCATTATCATATGAGATAAGATATGATAGTTGATTTAGAACTTCGTTTATCGTTTTTTCGTAGATGTATTCGTGTTTCGCAAAATCATTTCCAGCAATTCTATTTGTGACGACATACCATCCAAAGGCTTCTTGAAAAGTGCTGCCCATATTATCTTTCTCATCACCCAAGTAAGCTTCATCTTCTGCCATATTGAGAGCTTCGGAATCAAAGATGCTTGGGAATAAGCTGAATATCTCCTTCCGAAGTTGGTAAAAAAAGATTGTGCTCCAAGCACGTACCTCACATCCAATTTGGATTTAAATAATTCTGCTCGTTTAGTCATCTTCTTTACATCGTACTTCTCAATATCAAAGTCATGCTCCGTTCTTTCATTTGTAATTGGTCTATACATTACAGCTAATAGTATGTGTAACATATTTAACATCTCATCTTGTTTCCTTGTGCTGATTGTATCCATATCCACAAATTCTGCATAGGTCATATCCTGCCACTTGGGTATGAAACCATAACTTATTCCATCCAATGTAAATCTATCTTTAAATTCTGGTTTGGTCTTGGGTAATAGTTCCATTATATAAGCAGCAATATAACTTACGTGTTCATAATCTCCGTCAAGTAAATCTTCAACGGGTGCTCCTGTAACTATACTCACCAACTTTGCGGAGAAGTAATCATCACTAAACAAATCTTTTATTTTGAATATCTTTGAGTAATTCTCAATCGTCATTATTTCAGGAATTTCATATTCCTTTTCATCTAACTTAAATTTTAACATATATATATTTTATCTTACAAAACTTATTGCGTACCTACCTGTTGATTTTAAATTCTTAACCTCATAGAACATTCTTAACATAACACTATCTGCAATATCGGGACTGACTCCTAACATCTTCTTCATTACATCCTTTCCTATTACACCTACTCTTCCATCCTTCTCTACGTCCTTTAGTTTAATTGCTAATAGTTGTTGTGTTAGTTCATCAACTGTGCTTGGGTCTAATATGTTAATACTAATCTTACCCTCCTTAATTAAATCTGAAAGCTTGACGAAGCATTGACTCTTTAGGTTGGTGAAGTTCTGTCCGTGTAATGCTGATGAGTTGTTTACGAATGAACTGCATCTTAATCTATCTACCAAGAATCCTCCTACGCCATCACTATCTGCTATTACTTGAGATGGATGGATTCCATGCTTGGATATTAAATCCTTTATGTGATTGTATAATGTGTCTCCATCCAATTTGTTATACTTTATTATCTCTACTATTGTAAGGCCTACCCATATTGATATTACTGTACTATCCCCACCGAATCGTGCTACGTCAATGCATATATATTTCTTGTCTAATGGGTTAGGTGAATGTTTGAATGAGCAACTTGCTATACTCTCAAAGTCAAACAATGAGTCAATGTCAGAATTGTAGTTCCAATCTCCCATCAATAGTCTCTTACGTTGTTCTGTTGGTAATGAGTTTAACATATCCAAATAAGACTGTGGCAAATGCGGATTGTCATGCGGTAATGAAGGAATGAATTTGATATTGATTGGTAATCTTTCTTCTACATACGGGATGTAAAACTCTGACTTAATAAATCCCTGTGATGGGTTGGTGGTCATTAATATCTTACCGATTAAATTGTGCTCGTTTAATTTGAAACGGAGACGAGACTTAACAATGTTGTAAGCCATTCTAGTTACTTGAGATGCTTCCTCTATTACTGCACAAGTAATTTCAATACCTGCTAATGAGTCAAAGTTAGGGTCACTTGGTTTTGCTTCCAAATCCTTTAGGATAATCTCACTCTTATTATTAAATGTAATTGTATTGGACTGACCATTATAGTTGTAATGTTTATCTGATTCCATACCACTCATCTTTAATACCTCAAATAAGGTGTTTAGAGACGTTTGTTTTAGAGATGATAAAGTAGTTCGTCCAAGTAAACATCTAATCCCCTTGAACCTTAAACACATCGTCATTAGCCATAGACACGCCAACATACTCTTCCCACCACCAGCGCTTCCTCCGAATATCAATTCATTGGTTGTATTATCCATAAGAAAGTCCCATGCAATTGTCTGTCGTTTAGTCAGTTTTATATCAGGCATAGTCAAAAACGAAATTTTAGGGGGGTTTAATCCCTATCTAATACGATGTTAAGGTTTATCTCATTCCCATTAGAAGTTATGTCTATCTTCCTCGTACCCTCCAAAGAATGGATTTTAGCAATGTCTGCTAATACCTCACGTTCAGTTCTCTTATTATTATCGTCCCTACATCTTTTAAGTAGGTCGTATAATTGATTAAGATGGTTCTCCAATATTTCTTCTTGGTCTTGTTTATATCTTTCTTTCAATCTTGTTCTTGCTTCCTTCCATAGATTTTCAGCCTGTCTTTCAGATATATTAAATTCCTTTGCAGCTCTTGTTGCAAATTCTCTATATGATAAATGGTCATACAGCATTAATTCATACACTCTTGACATAACTATTTCAAATTCTATTTCATCTGTCTTCCTTCCTGCTTTAGCCATTACGTTACTTTTATATTTAGTTTATCGTTTAGGTAGTTCTTCAATTTTCTTACTTGAACATTGACGCAACTTTGACATCCAAAATTAAAATCTTCATTGAATAGAAATTGATATACCTTATTTACAAAATCTCTTTTACTATTATCTTTTCTTCCTAATTCTATATAAGCCAAATGAATATCATTTGGACTTGGTATAAACATATCCTCATCAATTAGTTCAGGAAGGAATGTAATAGGTTCTTTCTTCTTCTTACAAGTAGTGCATTTCTTTTTCTTAACAGGTGCGTCAGACTTTAGTGATTCTATTTTATCTTTTAATTCTTTATCCATACTATCTTGTTTTTATTGGTGGTGGTGTTGGTTTAGGTTTTCCGCAGCCACATCCTTTTCTATTTACCTTGTTCATTATTCAATAGTTTTATATGTTCTTCGTCTCTCCACTGGCGCAATTCTTTATCTAAATGTTCTGTCATTAACTCTTGTGGTGTTCTTACTACCTGTTGCATTCTTAACTCTCTTGTCTTATTTAAGATATATTCTTCCAACTCATCATTTGTTGGTATATTTAATTCTCTTTCTTTTGGAACGATTCCAAGTTTCTTGTTCTTATCTGATTGTCTTTTCATACGTCTGTTAAATGTGCTACTCATTGTTATATCTTTTAAATGTACTTAATTTTACCTGCGTTCTTGTTTCCTTTATATATCTTCCAATTGAAGGTAATGAAATTTTTGTGTCTATTGATACTTTCTTTAAACTTCCCATCGTTAAATACTTCTCAAACAAAAGCTTGTGGAACCAAGATTGGTCTTGAAATTCTTGTTCCATTATATCCATAAACTTATGCTCATCCATATCTGTTTCGTTCTTCATCACTTGAATTGCATCATTAATTTCAACATGCGTGAAGTTATCCTTCTTGTGTTTTTTATAGAATGGTGATGAAGGATAACACCAATTCACCATTAAACATCTTATAATAAAACTTTTAATACTCTCATCGTCTAACTTTAAATTATACTCTTTTTTATCATAAAGTTGTAGTACAACCTCGTGTAATAATTCTGATGCCCAATCATCGTTGTCTGTATATTTGTGCGCTATCTTCAACAACTTATAATAGTTTCTCGCTATGTACTGCTCAACTTCCTTAATCAATTTTTAGGTATTTTCGACAATCAAACAGGACTTGGCATACTGTATACTCTTCGTCTTGTTCATTGCTCTGCAAAGAAGATTCCAATACTTCATCAAGGAAACTAATGCGGTTTATGTGTGGTTCTAAATTCTTGTCTATGTCTGTCAATAATAAATCTATTAGCTCATAACATACAGCTTTCTTTTGTGTTGGTGTAAATGTTGAATAGGCCATTGGAATATCCATAAACCCAAGTTCTATATGTTCTTTATTTCTTGTCATATAAATCATTTATAATTCTCATTACCGTTGCAGGTGATATACCATAAATACTACCAATTTTGCTGTAAGTAAATCCTTTTTCTCTTAATTCAAGTAATTTATCTCTCTTGAGATATACTGGTGACCTTTCACTGCCGTGATAATTTCCATCAGGTCTTATATATTTTTTCATTGGTTTAAGAAAATTCTTATTCTCATCCTTAAATCCTTTCTTTGACCATACACCATTTGTATTTAGTTTCCAACCTAACGCTGTTAAAAATTCTGTTACCTGTTTTTGTTGGTAAATGTCTGCGTAAACGCCAGGCTTTTGAGGAACCCTTTCACTACCACCATTTTCTATTTTATATTGCAAACTTTCCTTTCTTCTATACGTTGCTTCTTTTTCTCTTACACAAGCAATACATTCATTTCTGTTTATATAATAACCTGTCTTTACTTCCTTCATTTCATGACAGGTCTTGCATTCTCTTTGTTCTTCCATTTACATAAATAGTTAAATAAATGTAAAAGACCCAGCATTCTAATAAAATTAGAACACCAGGTCAGGGAGATATTATCAGGTATGATAATAATAAAATATAAACTAATTAATCCAAATCATCAAGTGATAAGAATTGTTTATTTTGAGTAATTACTTTTGAATACTGGTTGAGGATTATGTCGTCGCAGCTGCTCCTCTCTGTTGAGGGTAGTTTCTCCAGTATAGAAACATACTCGTTCCTCGTCGTTGGTGTTAATTTATAAAATTCCTTCAACGATAGTTCTTCGTTCCTCCAAGTCCAGCCTTTTTTTTCTTTAATCATAATAGGTGTATATATGTATATAAATATAGTGAAATTATTTTATTTAAACAAATCCTGTAGTTGATAATAACGAGCAGCTTCTGCCGGTGGTAAACTATTCCATCCTTTATATCTAATCTTATCTTTTAAATAAACTAGTTCTTGTTCTTTATCTCTATCTTGTTCTTTATCTTTACCTTGTTCTTTATCTCTATCTTGTTCTTTATCTTTACCTTGTTCTTTACCTTGTTCTATTTCTTTATATTCTTCTTTATCTTCTTCTTTATCTTTAGTCCCTTGGTAATGGTTAGGTAAGGGTATGGATAGGGTATAAATATTATTAACCTTTTCTACTATTTTTAGTTGAGTTAATTTATCTAACGCAGATAATACTGGTTTAGATTTACTAGTAAGAAAATCTGGCCCATACTGGAATAAACAAAACTTATTAATTATAAATTGTTCTTCATTTATTCTAGTTAATCTTTTTTGGAATGTAAAAATAAAATACTCAACGGAGATGTTCGTAGAACAGAAGTAGTTTAGATTTTTCATATTCATTTTCCAAACACCAGCGTTATCACAATGGTCTAGTAGGTAAATCCAAATTACCTTCTGGTCATTAGTTAATTCAGTAAACCAGTTGTCCTGCCATTTTTCACTATCAGTAAATCTTTTAGCCATAATTTATTATTTTACTATAAATATAGTAATAATTTAGTTAATTCCAAAAAATACGAAGGTTTATCTTTTTCCACATATTTTTTTTAAATGTGGAAAACCATCTACTCTAATATTTTTTCTTTCGGATAATCTGTGATATATTTACTTATTACAAAACAATTAAAATAAAAGTAAAATGGCACTATCAAACAGAAACCGACACGCACATCGTTTATTTAACGTTAATGATGAGCAACGAGCATCCTACGAAGCGAAAGCAATGTCTCAAGAGTTATTCATCTACCATCTATTCCAAGTTAATAATGAGATGACCAAGTCAGATGTAAAGGAAATTATGCTACAGTTGGCAAGACCAGTAGGCGACTCATCTATTCCAAGAGCACTGTCCAATCTAAATAGAGATGGACTAATTGAAATGACAGAAAGAACAGAAATGGGTTCTGCTGGCGTATTAAATCACATTTACAAATTAGTTTAAAATGAACGAAGTAAAAACACCAACGAAAGATGAGATAATCATCAGACAATCCCAATTGCAACGAGCTATTGAGATATTCTCACTATTAGAAAAAAAACCATCAGTTAGACAAATCTGTAGGTTGTCAAAGTTATTAACCCATTTCATTTGGTTATGGGATGAAAACGCACAGGAGTTAAAAGATTTTGATAAGTGGAGTAAAACCCAACTCAAGAAGGATTTAATGCTTGGCCTCACAGTTAAAACCCCCGACACCAATGCCAACAAATAAAATGTATGAACGTCGTGCAGTCGTATTTGACTTTAACGATTATCCCGATGGAATAGAAGATACAGTAGCACATATAGATTTTATCTCTAAAGCCATTGAAGAATGCCACGGGTTTTTACCACACGATTGGTATATAGAAGGTTATTACGGTGGCACCGCACAAGATGGTGACAATAGAACCATCGTGGTAGGTCTTGAAAGGTACAAGAATCATTTGAACCTGCAACCATTATGGAACTTTAAATTGATTGCAGACCCATTAGAAGACGACGACACACAGTGGATTGTATTTGATGTGGTGCGTTGGCAGCCTACCACTCTTTATTCATTTGACATACCTTAATAAAAAATATGGACAAGTTAAAACAATTATTTACAACAGACGAACTGCAGCACATTGAGGCAGGTAAAGAAAAATACCTTGAGCTTGTAGAGGACATAAAGCTAACCAAGGACTACGAAGATATGGATAAGTATAGACACTTATATATATATGGGCCAAGTGGTTTAGGTAAATCATATTTGGTAAATCAGATTCTTAAGGTGAGTGGTAATATTGTAGAGACTGTCTCTGTAGGCACATCAATGTTTAATTTTGGATTACGATGCTGCGAGTTGAAAGCAAAATATGGAGACAAAAAGATATTCGTATGGGTGGATGATTGTAATGAGTTGTTTAGTAAAGAGGAGAATGTAAATATAATGAAGAAGGTGCTGTTTGACGATAGAGTATTTCACTATGATAAGCGCATTAAGTCACAACTTTATTTGTTGAGTGAAAATACAAAAGAAGCTGTAACGTCTTTCTTAACATCAGGTCAAGGATTCATTGTACCTATGAATAGTTTTTGTTTTATCTTTGCATCCAACAGAAGACTGCCAATTGAAAAAACTATCAGGTCAGGTATGGACCAGCACCGATTTGCAATTAGAAATAAAATACAGGTGCATGATATGATTATGGACGCAGATACTAAATGGGGTTATATTGCTTATGTCTCATTAACAAGCAATACAAACTCGGAGAAAGTACCTGACCTAATTAAAGTGGAGGCGGTTAAGTTTATGAGAGAGCATTGGCCGCACCTTGAGTCTCACAGCTTAAACTTGATATATAAAATGATGCAGGATTACAGACGCAGTTCAACTTCTTATAAAAATAAATGGCTACGCTATGCAAAATAAAACTATCTACACTTACGATAAGACAGGTAAGTTTGTCGGTGAGTATCCAAGTATAAGTGAGGCAGCTAAAAACTTTGGCCCACAACTATACATTTCCAATCGCATTAAACAAGTGTTGGCAGGTAAGATGAAGACCGTTAAAGGATATTATGTCAGCCACACGTGCTACTTTAAGCTGCCTGATGAGATTGTGAAGTACATCAACTCACCCAACCCATTTCATTACAAGGAGGCTAGACCTGTGTTCCGTCAAGCAATTATTACTAATGACCGATATAAACCTTATAACGAAAAGTATATGAAGTATCGTAAAAAACAGCAGGTATATCAATACGACCCTAAAGGTATTTATATGTATAGCTATGAAAGTATTCTTATTGCATCACTATATCATAAAGTTAAACCACAAGATGTTGCTAACGCTAATAAGCGTATTTTAAAATGTATGAACGAACGTACTAAAACAGGAAAGCACTACAAATTCAATGGCTACTATTTTAGCAGCACACAATATAATAACCTACTAAAACAAAACTAATGGAACTAATCGTATGGGCATTGAGTTGCTACGGCATGGCTTTTATAATTATATGGGGTAGCATCTTTGATAGACCTCGTAATTGGATTAAGAACCACAGCACATTCTTCGGTGATTTATTATCTTGTATTGTCTGCACAGGTACTTGGGTTGGATTTTTTATGAGCATTTTGGTGTGGAGTCCTGGCGCACACTACTTCAATACTAATTTATTGATGAGTGTATTTGCTGACGGATGTTTGGCAGCTGCCACCTGCTATATAATAAACTTACTAACTGATAGGTTAGATAATTAAATTTAAAAAAATATGAGTGTTGAGTATGTATTTTATAACAAACCGCTTTCAAGAAAAGCATTGTTAGAACAGACAGATTTTGTAATTGAAAATCACAACGATAGTGATTGGATAATTGATAAAGGAGTATCTAATATCCGAATTAAGGACGGTGATGGTGATGAGATTTATCAGCTTGAGAATCACGGCTGGAAGAACGTAAATAATATAATGGATACTATAGTAAGTAAATTTGGTATAACCTACTATACCGATAATGAGCTGTCCAATTTTTATCAGTTGTGTCATCATAGACGAGAAGGTATAGAATTTCCTTACCCCGATATGTTAGATGCTGACGGTGACTTTGATTTTGAAGCTGCCTGTGTTAGGGATATGATGTACTTCGGTGATTATGATGTGTTAGATGTATCCAATGGAGTAGTAATAATACCAACCCGATAAAATTATTTAATATGAAATGGCGCAAAGTTAAAAATACAATATACGAGATTAGTGAGTCTGGCCTTCTACGTAATGGAATTACAGGCAGGACACGCAAACCCAAACTTACTACAGGGTATGAGGTGGTTACAATTAAGGTGGATTCTGTTCAACGCACCTGCCGTATTCATCGGTTGGTGGCTGCAGCATTCTTACCCAACCCTCTAAATAAGGCCGAGGTGCATCATATTGACGGGGATAAAAGAAACAATACTACAAAAAATTTGGTGTGGTCAGACCCTTACACTAATAAATGGTTCAGTAGGTATATCACCAAACATTCCAAAATGATTAGTTTCAAGCAGATTGAGACACTTTATAAGGATAATAAGGACATTACCCTAAAGCAATTTGTAAAATTCTTAAAAAATATTTAAAATATTTCCGTATTTCGTAAATAATATACTAAAAAAAGTTTGGTGGTATTCCAAAAACCCTTATCTTTGTGTCTTAAAACATCAGGTAGATGTTTAAAACAAAATAATATGGCATATAGAGTATTGGATTTAGTCGTTCCAGAACACGACATTATGGTGCAAGAACATTGGTATAAGCAAAAGAGTCTTACCAAAAAAGAAGCAATGCTGTGGTTCCAAGAGCAGCTCGAGCAGCACGAGATAACCGTAGTTCCTGAAAAGTACCTGCTTCGGGTGCTGACCTTTACACAAGGTGGCAGCTTATGCCGCAATCTTACAAAAGACATTGTAAGAACAATTGACTAAACAAATTAGGTGGGGAGCTAAACACTCCCTACCTTTACAAAAACAAAATAAAATGATTACAACTCTATTTGAAAGTAAAATGATTCTTATGGAATCGGATTTTGATGAGGCAGGACATTGGGTAAATGTATTAGCTTACCAAATCAATAAAGCGCACTACGAACTATTCGGTGGTGATGATGAATGGAAGGTAGCAAACTACGATGAGGATTTAAACATCATATTGATTAGTAAAAACAAATATGACTATATGGGAGCAGCACAACCTCTATTCATTATTACTATAGATGGTGATACCGAGCATGAGGTACACGGTGGCCCATTTGTCATTTATAGTATTGAGTTTCACGAAATAGATATAAATTAAAACAAAA